ATCGCCTGCGCTACCTGCAATCCATGGCCGAAACACACCGTATTCAATCCGAGCGCTATGCCCAGAACGCGAGCGACGTTGAACAAGCCATGCGCGCCAAGTTCGGCCACGCGCCAGACACCAAAAAGGAAACGACAGCATGACGCGCTCAATCTACAGGAGTGGTCGAGTCGCCCACGTCTGGCATCGCCAGCGCCCGGATCTCACCGGCCACTATTTCATCGTCCGTGGCGGCCGCGAGATCGGCCCCTATCGTGATGCGCATGATGCACCAGCCGCATCCAACGTATCAATCACCAGGATACCGCGGCGGAGCGATGCGCCATGAGCCATATCATCCACTTTCCCACCGCCGTGGCGCAGGCCCGCGCCTGGATAAGCAGGCGCCTGATCGAGCGCGGCCAGCCCAATACGATACGCGGATCATCCCGCACCGGCCACAACAGCGCCAGGGCGCAATTCCTGCGCGACTTCACCCGCATCATGCGCAGCGCGAAGCGCCCCCCGCATTGGTCACACGCCTGCCCAGGCGTGAGCGGCATCACCGTGGGTTTTATCGGCAGCACCTGTTGCCCCTATTGCGGGCAGAAGGCCCCACAACCAGGAGAGCACGCATGACGCATTACACCACCCGCCGTCGTCCCATTCAGCCCGACAACATCCTGTTGCCCCTGCTGGTACTCGCCACCCTCGGCGGCTGCATCCTCGGCATCATCCTCTCCATCGCACTTGAACTATGAGCGGTGGCGCGATGAAAACAAAAAGAATCGACCGCAACCATACCGGGCATCGCATCGGCGAGCATCATCACCGAGCGGTGCTCAACGATGCCGAGGTCTGCAAAATGCGTGAATGTAACGATAACGGCGTTGGCTATCGCCGGCTCGCCAAAATCTTCGGCTGCGGTATAAGCACGGCGCGAGACATCATCACCTATCGCACGAGATGGAGCGCATGAACGCCGAGTCCCACCCGGAACGTCGCGTCTGCGTAGGTTGCGGCGAAACAAAACCGCCATGTTGTTTTTATAAAAACGGCCTTGGAGGAATTCGCCGCGAATGTAAAACATGTTATTCAGCCAAAACAAATGCGCAGAAAAAAGCGGCGCGGCGAAGCGCGCCACATATAAAAAAAATAGCACACGCCGAACAACAATTGCGTCGCATCATCGACGGCCCGTGGCGGAAACACCCATAACGTGGCTACCGCCGCCGAACCCGACACGAGTTCGCGGATGATCGCAAGTTCGCCTAACGCGGATCGACAAACTGACGGGTTGGCCGGACACCCTAGAGAACGGCGACAACAAACCGGAGATAACGATGAACAAGGAAACCTATGATGCCGCCGAAACCCTGGCCGACCTCGACGCCGGCCTGTTCTTGCAACAACTCTCGAAAGCAATCAGCGATACCGCCATCGCCACCGTAATGAACGGCGACAAAAAAAAGCAAGGCAAAGTCACGGTCGAATTCGTGATGGTCCGCATCGGCGACAGCCATCAGATCGAGGTGAGACATTCGGTCGGCTACGACAAACCCACCCGCCGCGGCAAAGCTACCGAGAAATACACCAGCATCACCGCACTCTACGTCGCAGGCGACGGCGCGGTCTCAATCGTGCCGAGATCGCAAACCGATATGTTCCTGCAACGTCAAGAGCCGGCGGACAAGACCTCGCACCGCGAGGCGTAACAGGCCACACCTACCGACACCAACAACCACCACCAACGATAGAGGGACCATACCATGTTGACCAAAGACGCCATCGACCGCATCGTCGAACTGGGACACACCGCGCATACCCTCGATGACAACATCATAACCCTGCATCCGATCGTTACCCTGCCCGCGGGCGCGCAAGTCGTCGATCTCGAGAAATACATGGCGACTCCGGCGCGCATGCGCCGCGCCTTCTCGGCCACCCGCATCGGTGAATTCAGCGACTATATCAAGCACCACATGCTCACGGCGGGCACCGCCATCTTCGTCGCGCCGGACGGCCGCGCCGCACGCGCCATCATCGACTACGGGTCGCACGACGAGCCGCAGTGGGGCGACCACACCGCCCAGCTCACTCTACCCACCACACCGGAATTTACCGCGCTTTCGGCCCTGGTCGGCAAGGCCCTCACGCAACGAGACCTCATCGAGTACCTCGAAGACTGGGGCACCATCATCACGCCGCGCATCGGTGAGCAGGAGATATCACTCGCCGCCGCGCTGGACGCCATTCGCAAAGTAAAGATCAGCCAAAAGGCCAGCACCAGCCACACCGAGGGCAATTTCAACGCGGCGCGCACCGCGATGGAGGAGATCGAAGCCAAGAGTGGCGCCGGCCGGCTGCCGTCCGACTTCATTGTGCGCTGCCCTGTCGTTCACGGCACGGCTCTGCGTGACATACCCGTGCGACTCTCACTGATCACCGGAGGAAAGCCCCAATTCCGCGCCCGCATCGTCGCCCTGGAGCTGATTGAAAAAGACCTAGCGGAAGAAGTCGAGAACCTCATCCGAGGATTTTTCCGGGGCACCGCCGCGCTAGTGTTCATCGGCCAAATTAAATAACGGCCATGATCATCGGACTCACCGGCCCCGCCGGATCAGGCAAAGACACCGTGGCGGATTGGCTCGAGGCGGCGCATGACTTCCATCGCATCGCACTCGCCGACCCCATCCGTCGCGGCCTGTCCGCCATGCTAGGGATCTCGCCAAAAGCGTTCGCGCCAGGCATAAAAGAACAGCCCATCGGCTGGCTCGGCAAATCACCGCGCGAACTCATGCAAACACTGGGCACAGAATGGGGCCGGCGGCTGGTCGCCGATGATATCTGGTTGCGCATTGCTGAGCGGCGCATAGAGCGTTTACAAAAACGAACCACATTCGGACTGGTGATTACTGATATTAGATTTACAAACGAGGCGGCGTGGGTGCGGGAAATAGGCGGCAGTATATTGCACACCCACCGCCAGGCGATAGATGAGGTGCGGCCGCATATCTCCGAAGCGGGTATCGAATTCAAGGCCGGTGACGTCCGACTCTACAATGACGGCACCATAGATGATCTGCACAACCTCATCGATTTATTAATGCTGGATATGTGATCATGGACAAGCAGGCATTCATCGATCAAGCGATCACCCATCTTTATCAGCACGGCATCCGCAAGGGCTCAGTAAAAGCATTCTGCAAACGCCATAATATGGCGCTCCACCAAGTGCGGCGCCGCGCGCTGGCACTCAACGTGGTGCAGCCGCTACGAAAATCACCGGACTGGACAGAACCTGAACTCGCCCTGCTGGAGCGTTATTACCACAAAACGCCCCAGTCCCTACGGCAGATATTCAAGCGCGCGGGTTACTCGCGCAGCGAGGTATCCATCGCCACCAAGCGCAAGCGGTTAAATCTATTCGTCGCCGATGCGGATGTTTATTCATCGTACCGCCTCGCCATCGCCATGGGCGTGGACTCCAAGACCGTCACCCGCTACATCACCAAGGGTTTACTCACCGCCACGCTTCGCGGAACACAACGCAGCGACGCGCAGGGCGGTGACGTGTACCAGATCACCGCGCGCAACGTGCGCACATTCATCATCAACAACGTGGCCACCATCGATTTTCGCAAGATCGATAAATTCTGGTTGGTGGATATGTTAACGGGGTCTCACCATGACTAAGACAACGCCTGAATTGCAGGAGCGCCCAGAATGACCGCCCTCACCCTCTTCGCCAGCACATTCGCCCTGGTGTTTTTCCTCGGTCTGCAATCGCTCAACGTCAACGGCGGCCACTACCGCGCGGCGTTTTTCACCTCATTCGGCATCGGACTCGGCAACCTCATGTTGTTCAAACTCGCGCCAGACGCCACCGGCATCGAGATCGCCGCATTCCTGTTAGGCGGCCCGTTCGGCATCATCGCCAGCATGCAATTCCATCGCCGGTTTTTGCGGAGGGTGAAACCATGACCAGCAATGCTAACAGTCGCCCAGCCACAACCCAGCCAGTAAAACCCGCGGGTGATGCGACGGCGCTCATCAAACTGATTGCCGCGCAGATAGTCGCTGAGCATTTCAGCGGACAAACTGCTGGCACAATGAAATATAAGCAATGAACGTAACTGGCGCGCTGAAGATTCGACGCAGTTATACCGCGAGGTGACCATGAAAGAGAACAAATACCACGAATTGGACAAGCAAGTAAGCGAACATGTTCTGGCCAAACTGCTCACGGACGGCGTGACTGAATACCCGGCCGTGTGCGATTGCTGCCGAGGCACGGGACGCGACCCGATGAGCGATAACCTGAATTGGTTGCTATGCTCGAATTGCGGCGGCAAAGGCAACTACATGGTAGCGGTATAACGTGGAGCTAACCGGCCCGCAAACTGCGAACGACGAAAGGAGTAACAGCGAATGTTAGACGAACTGACCCAGACGGCCAAGATGCTAGAAACCTATGCGCAGGAATGTTTCCCGACCAATGAAAACGGCCAAGTGCATTTCGCGCGCGTGATGATGGAGAGCGCCGCGCCTATGCTGCGGGCGGCGGATGCGGAGATAACGCGTCTACGCGCGCTGGTGAAGGCCGCACATGGCGCATGAGACAGCGATCATAACGCCCGCACCGGCAAGCTTCTTGTAGCAATGCTGGACACAGATTTTGCCCGGTCATACAGACCGGACCTGATACCGCCTAACGCAGAGGTGAGCCGCGCATGAATAGCTTACAGGAAACATGGCAACGTTTCATACGTCGGATCGACCTACGGGTTAGCCGTCTGCGTTGCTGGTGGGATGGATGCGCCGGACACCCACAAGACCCGTCTCCGCCAGACCATCTAAGCTGCATGCGATGCGATGATGTCGTTAGCTATGGCGACCTGGTTGGGGATACGCGGCATGCGCGTTTCAAACATTTTTGCAGTCGGTGGAACGTGCGGCGATTGTGGCCGAAACGATGCCCTGAATGCGGTCGCAGATTTAAGCACGATGACAGCGTGGATCATATCCCGTTCTGATGGATAACAATGAACACTACGAACGAGGACTGAGGGCATGAACACACAAGAAACGAACCACGCAGCGGCCTGTCCGCCCTTGAGCTCAGGGTTAGACGCCGCCACCCACTTGCTTCTATGTTCTCACTGTATAGGCAGTTCGACGACGTATTACAAGATGCGCTGCGTGGTGTTGGGAAAAACGAAAAACGGAAAGATAAAAATTCGCGTTTTCGGAGAACGTAATTGGGCGGGGCGGGATCACGTGAGCCGTATCCGATACGTGGATTCGTGGAGATTGACTGAGGCTCCTAACGCAGAATTTTGATAAAGGAGAGGGGCAATCTGGTCGAAGACGTCACGTTTGGTCATTTTCGACGGGGTGGCGAGGACGAGGACTATTGGCATTTTTACCCATCCGCCCAATGCGTCCTGAACGCTGGCGCGTGCAAGAGGCTGCGCGAAAAGCTTATCGAATTGAACGCAGCAATTAAGTGACGCCCAACGTGGAAATCAGGGGCTGACGCGGCTTTATCGCGGCAGTCCCGCTGGATTGTAGGGTTGTGCGTCATTTTTGGAGATGGAAATGAAAATTAACTTGATAGGCATGATTTTGAACAACTGCGGGCGGCGAAGCTTTGAGGGCGCGCTAATGGATGACGCGGGCAAGCCGATGTCTGCCGCCGACTCACTGCACCACATGATCTTGGAGTACGCAAAAGTTGCGAACGGCGGTACATCGGATGTCGTGACAGCTTCGCGCGAGGTGACGCACAACGTGAATTAGACACCAAAAATGGTGTATAACTACTACAGCAATCACACCATGATAGTAATTTATGCGCCACGTGCTGAGCTATTTATGACGCGTGGTTGATCAGAATGGAGCTGATATGTTGACACCCTCTATCTACGCCCGCTATAGCTCGGACAACCAGCGCGAGACATCAATCGATGATCAATTCCGCGTGGGCCTCATCCGTATCGAGCGCGAGGGCTGGCCCGCGCCGCTGAAATTCAGCGACAGCGAAATCTCCGCCGGTACACCCACCCTGCTGCGTGCGGGCGGCCGTGCGCTCATGATGGCGATTCGCGCCGGGCAAATCGACGTGCTAATCATCGAATCACTCGACCGATGCTGGCGGGACATCGTAGATCAGGAGCGCACGGTGCGCGAGATCGAGCGCCGCGGCGTGCGCATCATCGGTTTGTTCGACGGCTACGACTCCGCGCGCGAGGGCCGCGAACTGGAGCGCATCATCAAAGGCGGAATGAACCAGCAATACCTCCGCGACCTCGCCAAAAAAACCCATCGAGGCCTCAGTGGCCAAGTGTCGCGCGGCCTGTTCGCCGGCGGCCTGCCCTACGGATACCGCAGCATCGACGCACCCGGCGGCCACCGCCTGGAACCCCACCCCGACCAGGCGCCCTGGGTGCTGTGGATCTTCCAGCAATTTTCCGGTGGCATGTCGGCCCGCGCCATCGCCCACCAACTCAACACCCGGCGTATCCCCTCACCGCGCGGCGGCACATGGGCACTCTCCGCTGTCCACGGCCACGCCAAATACCAGACCGGCATTCTGCGCAACCCCATCTATGCCGGCCGTTACATCTGGAACAAAAGCCGGTGGGTGAAAGACCCCGACACCGGCAAGCGCGCCCGCATAGAGCGCGACGAAACCGAATGGCAAACCCTGGATCTGCCAGAGTTGCGCATCATTGAGGATGATCTATGGCGCGCCGTCCAATCCCGGCTGCGCGGCCCCAGCGCGCGCGGCAAGGGCCGTCCCGTCCGCTCACCCTGGAGCGGCCTGCTGCGCTGCGGCCACTGCGGCGGACCGCTCATCGTCGCCGACGTGCGCGCCTACGCCTGCGGCCGCCACAAAGACCGAGGCCCCACCGTTTGCCCAGGCATGCGCGTCCATCGCCGCGTGCTCGAACCACGCCTATTGGAGATCACCCGAGAGCATCTGCTGGGTGAGGACTCAATCGCCGCCCTGCGGGCCGAGGTGGCGCGCCTGGCCCGTGAACACGCCGGCACCGCTGGCAGCCGCAGCACCGTGGCCAGGAAGCGCCTGGCCGAACTCAATGGGGAGATTAACCGATTGACCGACGCCATCGTGGCCGCCCCCTGGAGCGAGGCCATCCTCGCCCGCCTCAAAAGCGCCGAAGCGGAGCGTACCAACCTCACCGCCGAATTATCGACCTACCAGGCTGCCCCTACAGCCGAGATCATCCCCGGATTGATGGATAGGTACAGGGCCAAACTTGCTGACCTGCCTGCCGCGCTCGCGAATGAGCCAGACAAAGCGCGAGACGCGCTTCGCGAATTGATCGGGGAGGTGACGGTGATTAAAGAGGGCGAGGATTTATGGGCCGAACTGCCCGCCTATGGCGGAGGCATGCTGCTAAATGTGGTAGCGGGGGGGCGCTACAGTATTAAAAAGCACCGTTACCGCATAGCGTAGCGCATTATATTTACCGCCCCTATAAATTGCAATCATTTAAAAACAATAACTTAAATAATTCTCAATCTTTATTTAAAACAGTTTACTAAAACCGTTGACAGGTAATAAACTGTTACCTATGATTAACCCATGCTAGATCGATTATCTAGCTACCGCGCCTCGGGAACCAGTAGGCAGAAATCTCAGAAGGAGATATGACATGAAAAAAATCGAATACACCGCACGCGATGGAAAAACCATCATCACCCTCGTGATCCGCGAGCACCTCAACAAAGCTATCGTCGAGAGCCAGATCAACGGCAAGTACAGCGGCAGCACTGACCTGCCCTCCCCCGTGCCCAAGGGTGCCCCGGCCGGCACCGTTGCCGCCGTCGGCGGTGTCGGGCTCACCGCCGAGCGCCTCGCCGAAGTGATGGCGGAGCTCGACGCCCTCAACGCCGAGATCAGCGCCCGCCCGGAAGTGCAAATGCAGCGCCTCATTGATCAGCGCACCCGGCTCGCCGAGGAGATCGGCTATATTCTCGACGCCGCGCATGAGGCCTACGTCAACCGCATCGAGCGCGCGTCGGAAACGGGTGTGATGCGCAAGGGCGGCCATGACTACGACGCCGACGAGGCCGCCGCCCGCAAGGCGCTGGCCGAGTTCGACGAGGCTCACCCCGAGGTGCTGGCCAAGATCAAGGCGGACAAACAAGCCGACATCGAACTCAACATGTGGAACTAAGGCACACCGGCCGGCCGAAAGGCCGGTCCCCGGTGGCCGGCAAAGCGAGTGATCTACTCCCAACGTTACGCCAGGATGAATTCCGCGATATTACTCATGAATTTCGACGACTTGCAATGTATTCGACGCCTTTTTTGTGGAATAAACTATATACGAAAAGTGTTGACGCCGGAAGTGAGATATGGTTTAATGTTCCTACGGTAGCAACACAATAAGGGGCCCAAGATGAACACCACGAACCAGATGCCTGCCACACAGAACGAAGCCTGGGGCTTTTGGGGCACGCTCAACGAGAAGGCTGACGCCGCATGGCCCCTGGCGATGAGCGCCATCTCGGACGCCACGGACCAGCCCCTCGAATCGGTGCGGATCTTCCTCGACAGCAGCCACGGTCGCCATTTCGCTGACGAAGTGCAAAACGGGCTGCAACAGGGGCGGACCCTGCTAGACGCGATCAACGCTGCTACCCAGCGCTGGATGAGCTGGACGATTGGCCGAGTGACATCCCGCGACTACGGCATCCCGCGCGGCCTGCCTTACCTGACGGGATTTGTGATTTATAGCGAAGTAACCGAATAAGAGATTGAATATCAAGCCGCAGACAGCGGGAGGGGAACCGGCCCCGTTACCTGCCCCGCTTCGGCGTGGCCATTTACCGACTGCTGAGGAGAACCCAGATGAACGTGAAAGACCGCATCAAACAAGCATCGGTTTGTGAAGTTATCGACCTCAACGAGAAAGAGAAGGACGTGTATAGAGGCGCGGGCCGCAAGTTGGCCCGATTCGTTAATGGGCAACTGGTCGAATTGTTCGACCCACTCTATCACTCGCCAGGCGAGCTGGATGACGAGGCTGCGGCCAACGTTGCGCTGCGGGCCGCGCTGGACTGGGCCACGCATGCGAAGGATGAAGTGTGGAGTGTGATGTGCAGCTGCTACCAGCTCTGCGAGCCGAGGCCGTTTATCGTCACGGATGCCGCCGCCGTCGCGCGCCTCGCGCGGCAAATCGGCGACGATATTGCTGATTGCTGCTGATAATTATGGTCAACCACCCCAACCTCAATAAACGCCCCTGCCGGCCGCGGGACCACCTCGCGGCTGCGGGCAAACTCTATCCCGCCGCGTGGCGCCAGGTGGACGAGTTCCGCGCGGCGCGCGGCAAATCCGTGCCGCAGTGGCCGGACTGGTGTTTCCTGCCGCTGTCCGCGTCCTACGCTATTATCAGCGCCGATGCCGGCCTGCAACGCCTCACGCCGGCCCTGGCCGGCGACGTGTCGCGTCTCGGCGCCCTCGCCGCGTGGCGCGTGACGCAGGGCATTTATCGATACGATCCCACGCTGTACGCCGCGCTCGTTGATACCCCGCTCGCCGGTGACATCCCGTGCGATGTGCTCTATCACCTGCCCGAGTGGTGCGTGTACATCGAGACGCCAGGCCGCGAGCTGGGCGAGGGAAATACCCTGCACGGTTTTTTCGCGCACCTCGAATGGGATGCTAACACCGGGCGCACCGAATTGCGCCTGGTGCTGGATAGCGACAACTCGCTGATAGGGCTGCCGCTCCACCTCGGCGCGTGGCCGTTGGCGGAGGCGATGGCGCGGGCTGTTGCCGAGGCTCAGCGGCAAGCTGTCATCGCGGGCAACAGCCGCGACGCGGCGAAAATCGCCGAGCATCCGGGCGCGCCGGCAATGATGGTGCGTGAGCTGGAGCCGCTCATGTCGCTACTGCTCTACGTGTGCACCGCCAATGCCGAGATCGGCGACGGCAGCCGCCGGCCCGAACACCCGCGCCCGAAACGCACGAAGGCCGGCTGGCGCATGTTCCCCGCCGACAAACCCACCACCTGGGATGTTGGCGTGCGCCTCGGCGCTGCGCTGCGCCGTGCCGTGCATATCACGCGGCGGAGACCGAGCAACAAGAGATCGATCCCGCTACCGGCCGTGCACGACCAAGAGCGCATATTCGCCGTGCGCATTGGCACACGTTCAGGCACGGCGAAGGTCGCGCCGAGCGGATGCTGAAATGGCTGCCGCCGATCCCCGTCAACGTCGAAAACATCGGCGATCTGCCGGCCACCGTGAGACCAGTGACATGACCCCCGAAC